CCACTCGATGACGCGCTAAAATAAAGTTCAAGGTTAAAGTTTCCACCCGGTACTAATAACACATTTGGATCATTAGCATCCGTAATAAATTGTGCAATCAATCCATTGCCCGCTGCATTCGTTCGAGTGAAATCCGTGCCCGCACCAAATACAGCTGTTTTGCTCATTTGGTAGTACGTGCTGCCGCCTATTGTACCTTGATTAATTGAGCCGTTTAAATAGTAACTAACCGATGAACCGCCGCCACTTGTGGTTGGAAAGTTAGCGAGTTGCCCATCACCACGCACGTATTGCGTTGCAAGTCCTGCGCCTGTGATAGCAAGTGTTCCTGCAGTGGTAACTGGTGAGCCACTCACTGAGAAGGCGCTCGGCATCGTGAGGCCTACCGATGTGACCGTGCCACCGCCTACCGTTGTATATTCTACTTGACCTGTTGCCGCATCCGTTAGCGTTAATACTTGCCCACTAGTTGCGGTGCCTGCATCTACGGCGGGTGTTTTTATAATGACTTCATTTTCTATTGAAGGAAAAACTGATGAATCGACACCAACCGAAATGCCTACCGAACCAAATTGATTAACTGCGTATAAACCCGCTACGCTGTTTTCAATACTACTATCTCCGCTCACGCTTATGATAGCCTGATGTGCATTTAATTTATCCTCATAGCGTAATTCTATATTAGTTGAATCTGCAGTTATTTCGGTCTTATCGTCTGTTTCTTCTGCCGTTACAGCATACTTGCCATTTAAATTTATAAAATGCGAAGTGAGATTATCTAAGACTAAGAAAGTGCCATTGGCATCAATAGTATTGTTTTGAGTTAATACAGCATCTTGAATAATCACATCTTGCAAACCTTTTGGTATGGTTGGCTTGTTCAAGATTTGATAGTCACCGCTCGTTGCATTCCAGTCGACAGGCGCTTGGCGTATACGGAAGCCCACACCAACGAGCGTCCAGTAGGATGCGTTCGTTGGTAATATAGCGTCATTCTGAGCGATGCACCGGTAGACGTTGCCGTTGTAGAATACCCGGTCGCCCACCATGTATGGGTTGCCTGTAGCTGCGAGGTGGTTGACATTGAACTCCGTGCACAGCAGTTCGCTTATGCCGCCTCCTCCAGTACTTTCAAACCGAACGCGACCGTCACCAAGGTCCGTGATAGTCATATTGGTGCCTTCTTCTAAGTCCAGCACGTTTTGCACCACGTTGTCGACCCCATTGACCTTGAGCACAAGAGAAACAGCAGGTGATGGTGGCGTAGCTGATCCACCGCCACCGATGCTCCAGTCTGCAGGTATATCGCAGGCGCTGTAATCGTTTGGAACGGAAATGCTGATGGCAAGAGTGGCACCGCAAAGGGTGTGAGTGTACTCAGCGATGAAAGGAGTGATGGTGCTGCCATCCTCCAGTTCGACATCCTCACCAAAGACAACGAGACCGTTGGCAATCTCGTTCACAAGGTCCTCGCACAACCGAACGCAGTCACTAATCACCTCGCGCTGGTAGTCGGTGGCGTCCTCCTTATCTCTTGGCATGTCTGCGAAGATCACGTCGAAGGAGTAAACACGAGCCCCAGCATCGAGGCGAACGTCCACCGGTGTGACGTGCATCCACGGGAACAGCTGGTCCTTGTCTATATCGGTGACGTCAACCTGCCCGTGCGAGAAGCGGCGAATCATGAAGTGGCCGTCCGCGAAGACCTTGAAGCGCTCGATGACGACGTTGTAGCTGATTTGATTAAACATGTGCTCGTTGTATGCGTTTTAGTTCTCTGAGCTTCATTGCGTTGTAGTCTCGCAGATAGCTCATGTGTGTATATATCTCGTAGATGTTCCGGTCAAGTACGTGGTCGAACTTCGTCACATCGTTTCCACTCAGTATCTCAAGCACATGCAGCCAGCCATAGCGGGCCAAACCTTCGGGAGTTACTCCGACTTCGTTTGCATCCTCATCAGCTCCATCGTCAGCTCCTCCTCCAGCGTATCGAGTATTGATTCTCTTGCGATAGTCGAAAAAAAAACCAGTGCCCCTTGCACTTGGCTCATAGTCATTTGCTTTAGGCTTTCGTTGTATCGCTTCGCTGACTCCATGCTGTACTTCTCGATGTCATAGTACTGACCCAGTTGCGCAGTGATGGGACGAAAGAGCACCCCCATCAGTTCGGGCATGCGCGTCCAGTTCATGCCGTCGGCCTTCCATATCTCGCTGGCCCAAGCCTCTGCGTCAACGTGCTCCCTCATCGTGAGCAGGTCCATGTCTGGCACGAATCCATAGAGCTTACCATCAATCCGGAACTTCGGTAGGTGAATTGGCGTGCAGCTGTTTACGCTGTGGCCTATCAACTCCAGTGCTTTGTTCACGGCGTCGTAGGTCCAGTTCTCTACCAGATTCTTCTTCAACCCGGTATATGCGCAGATGCGCTCCAAGTCGGTGCGTGCGTTTTGATACTTGATGAACGTGCCAAGGGTCACGTCGTCAAGCGTCTCGGGTATGTGGACGCGTAACTTCATGTGCTAAAGAATTGACTCTTTTGGGTTAGATGTTTCCTATTATCTCAATGATGGGTGCCCCGTCGGCCCCGGTGACTTCTTGGCGCTCGATATAGCCGCGCTGCTTGCCTTGAGTCTTTAGGAAGAAGATTGTGGCGGCGACGTTGCCTTCCTTGATCAGTTTGTGCAACTGAGCCTCGGCGAAGTCGATTGTGACCTCCTTGAGCAAAGAGACCTTGGCCTTGTACTCCTCATCGGTTTGCATCCAGTTGTAGTGGGTGTCCCTATGGATGCCAGTATTGTGTGCAGCGACAGTAACGACGCCGAGAGCCTTTTCGAGGTTCTCGAGCATCGTTTTCTTGTATGTCGGTATGTCGACCTTGTTCACTATTTTAATCCGGGCTTGCCTTCGTATGGTAGACCCGCGTCCTTTCTCTCTTTTTGAATTGTGGCAATAGAACGTCCATCCTTGGGGTCGAATACTTTCGTGGGATGATAACGCACTTTTCCTAATTTCGTATCGACAATAACGAAACTTTCATTGTATTCAATCGCTCTAGCAATCTCACCTTCTAAGGTTTTCACCTTTTTTGGAAGCTCTACGACCTTGAGTTGTATCTCTTGAACCTTCTTGGAAAGTTCGGTTATGACTTCGCGTGTTGTTTTCATGGTTTTATTTTTGCGCTTGTTTTTTGTCTTTTTGATACTCCTCGATTATTTTGATGTAGTCCTGCACCTTTAATCCTTGTTGCTCACCACTGGCTTTGTCATTTTGGCTGTACAGCAATTTTGCTAAATCTGCTATGCTTCCAGACCTCCATGTGACTCTTGCTCTTTCTTTGCCTGATTCCATTAGCTTAAAAATCCTGTCGTCATTAGCATCAGTAATCCAAGCAGCCCAATCAGACACGTTAATTGTGAGCCTTGCATAATCGCTTCCCACAGCAATAGTGTAATCCTTGCCGTACTTGGCAGCAAGGTTAACTTCATCGCTGAGCAGCGCAACAATCTCTTTGTTCGTTTTCATGGGGTTTTTGACTTTTGATAACGTGTTCATTTTACGTCTCTTTTGTATCACATCTTTTTCACGAGGGTGTAACTTGCCACCATACTTGTCTTTCCATTTAAACTTGGCATACAGACTTTTATCCTGCGCACTCCACTCTTTCCAGATTTCTTCAGCAGTTGAAAACATGGGCATGTAAGACTTATTGTAAAAAGGTTTAGACTCTATAAAGTCCCAAACTTTATTTACATTAAATTCAGATGTCAGCAGCTGAACAATTTCCTGATTTGTTTTCATTCCGTGTGCTTTATATAATAGACCAAATATGACACGTTTTTACCACCCCCGCAAGTGAATTCTCATCTATTTTTCAAGGATGGCTTTCTGGCCCGTGAGGTTCTCCCAACGCTTGACGATGACGTCGCAGTACTTAGGATCCAACTCCATGCTGCAGTTCCTGCGCCCCGTTTGCTCGCAGGCAATCATGGTGGACCCGGAACCGCCGAACAGGTCAAGGACGAGGCCGCCTGCCTTGGAGGAGTTGTTCAAGGCTCTGGCGACCAGTTCGACTGGCTTCGTGGTTGGGTGTAGCTCCGATACGCTCGGACGTGCCACCTCCCATACGTCGGACTGCTTGCGATCTTCGACTTGAACTAAGCGAGGCGCCTTGTCGTTCCACCCATACCAAATAGGTTCATACTGAGTGTGGTAATCCTTGCGCGACATCACGAGGCGGTCCTTCTTCCAAATAATCGTCGAGGACCAGTGGAATCCGGATTTGAGAAGATTGAACTGGAGCGATGGCCACTCTTGTGCTGACATCACCACGTAGATGGGTGCACCGGGCTTGGATGCAATAAAGAAGCTGGCACAAAACCCTGCGACGAACTCGTCCCACTCGTCGTCGTCCATGTGGTCATTGAGAATGGTTCGAGGCTTGTATCCTTGTGCGTTGTTCTTTTCGACGGCGCCATAGTTCACGTTCCAAGGTGGGTCCGTGAAGATCAGGTCCGCCTGCTCTTTATTCATCAAGCGATCGACGTGCTGGGTGTTTGTGGAATCACCGCACAGCAGACGATGGTTTCCAAGGATCCAAAGGTCACCGGGCTTGGTGACTGGCTCCTCGGGTATCTCGGGAACCTCATCTTCGACCACCTCGTTATCCGTGCCGAACATGTCCTTGGGAAGCTCCATGCCCCATTCGTCAAGCTCGGCGACGTCCCATTCGTTTGCGAGCATGTCCCAGTCCCAGTCGCCGAAGCCGACGTTGTCCTTTATAATGAACTGGCGCTGTTCATCTTCGGTAAGGTCGCTGGCCTTGATAACCGGTACCTCTTTGATGCCTGCCTCCTTGCATGCCTTCAGGCGCATGTTGCCTCCGAGGACAACCATGTCATCGTTGACGACTATGGGACGCAGTTCCAGCATCTTTGGAAAGGTCCGGATGGATTCGACGAGCTTCTTGAACTTGACGTCCTTGATGGTTCTCGGGTTGTTTGGGTTTGCCTTGATCTGGGCCAGAGGGGTCAGAGTGCTGTTCATTTTTGTTCTTGGTATGTGTTGATGCAAATGGCGTAGCGCTGTTTTGAGTCTGTGTACTCTGTCATCATTTTAGGGTCAGACATACAGCGTCCGATATACTCGTCGCGCTGCTCGTTGGGTTTGGGTTTTGGTATAGGCATGGCTAAGGATAAATTACAATTGCATCGATATATCGGATGTCCACGTCAAGACGGTAGGCAAGGCCTGAAATTAAACCAAGCAGTGTCTGTCCGGGTATCTCTTCGTACCAGCACTCAATCGAGGACAGCGGCACTCGAATGTCGACGCGCTTCTTGCGACTGGTGGGTAAGTTTAGTTCTCTAAGTACGTTCTCTGTTAGCTCGTCGTAATCGCTGTTATGTTCCACCGTTATAATGGCTCTTGCATACAGGACGTTGTTCTCCACGTAGCAATGGTGGCCGTTCATATCTGTACCCATTCTGCGTGTGCTGTTTGTAGTTGTAGTTCTTTGATTATGTGGCGAATGCAGTTGTCGCAGCGTTTCACTGGGTGGCCAGTCATCTTCTCGAACCACTGCATAACCGCGTTGACCTGTTCGTTTGAGAGCTTACCGGTCTTTGGTAGCGACTGCACAAACTCCGTCAACAATTGTGTCTCCTCGTCTGTCAATCGATACTTACCCCACTTGCCAATAGGACAAGACTCGAATGCATACTTTGTTTTCTCCATGACGTAGCAGCCACACAAGCGGACCTTCTTCTTGTAATACTTCACGTTGTTGACGTTATCCTCTGCGACTTCGGACGGATCCACAAGGCCGCCGTGAGTACCTGTGACTAAACCTTTGAGCGACATCACCGTGCCGCAACTCATGGTCTCCTCCTTAAAGAACTTACACTGGCTGCAGGTGTTAATCCTCTGCGCCTTCACCCGTGCTGGGACGTTTAGCTTGAACATTGTCTCGTATCTTTTTGATGGCCTTCTCGACCAGTTTGTATAACACTACTTTTGGTATACCTGTCTCCGCTGCAACCACATCGTATTTAAAGTCGGGCATCGCATATAACCTTAGGACGGTGGCATCCAGTTCGGGCATCATACTAATGTATGCGTCGACATACTCATTGTCCAGCCTTGCGCCCATAAAAGGTACCTCTGGCTCTATATTGTCCGCACTCACCTCGCAGGACCACATCAAAGCGAAGCGCTTGTACTTTATCGCATACTTCGTGTACTTGCCTATCTTCATGAGATACATCGAGCGACGGACGTACTCGTCCAGCTTACCCCTCCTTGCCACATCCAGCGCAGCCTCCCGGTGACGGTCGAAGATCTTGAGCAGCGTCTCGCTCAGCAAGTCCTCACCACGCACCACATCACGCTCGAGGCCTATTGCCAACTTGCGCCAGTGTGCGTATCTTTTCGCTACTTCAAGATCCAGTTCGTCACCTTGTTGCACTTTTGTGTCATATATTTGCGAAGTTAGGGTACAGCAAGAGTTGTATCGTTTACAATACATCCAAACTTTTGAACATGACTCTTGAGGAATTCATTCTTGAACACTTCGGCACAAAGGAACTGGCCGCTCGCAGGCTCAAGATTTCTCGCTATACAATCTACCGGTGGCTTGCTCGACCCGAAGGCATCCAGATTAAATACATCTACACCCTTGCACAAATAACTCAAACCGATGTCTACACTCTCCTCGACCTCTGCGCACCGCGCTCTCAGCGAAATAATGACGTTAACCCCAGAAAGGTCCCGCTCGCTCATAATGGTGTTGATTCCTTGTCTACGCGACGAGCATCGTGATGAGTTTACACAAGCGCTGACTCAACCACGGTCCAGCAAGTCATCACGTGAGGTATTCGATACTGTCTGCGAATGCGTGGGTGTAGTCACCGGAGTTAATAATATCAAGACCAGCAAGACACGCCTTAGACATATATCTCGTGCACGTCAATATGTTATTTGGATCATGCTTGCCGAGATGCGCGGAGTGATTACATACGTCGAACTTGGCCAGTTGTTCACTCATTCATTCAATCACGCCACTATCGTGCACGCCAAGAGAGCCGTCGACGACCTGCTTGCTGTTGATCACGACACGCGTGAGATGTTTAAGCACCTTGCTCAAATGCTCGCAGCTTATGGTTATGAGCGCTGCACCTATCAACTCGAAAAAATCAATATTATAAGATGAGTACATACACCCCAAAGCCTAACACAGGCACCCTCTTTAAGAACACGAAGAAGACCAGCGAAAAACACCCAGACATGGACGGCACGATCTTGATTGGCGACAAGCAGATGAGGATCGCAGCATGGGCAAAGGAAGGTAAGAGCGGACGCTTCCTGTCGCTTGTGATCAGTGAAATCGAGTTAAATCGCAACACACAGACCACACCTCAGCCAGTCACGCCTCCAGACGGTGGCGACGGCCTTCCTTTTTAAAAATGGCACGCATCGACTTCCTTCCGAAGCAGTACGAATGCTTCAAAGCTCTAACTATCGACAGCCCTGCGAAGTGGGTGCTGTTCGGAGGAGGTCGTGGCGGTGCGAAGTCATTCACCGGTTGTGTTTGGCAAATCCAAAGGCGCCTGAAGTACCCCGGTACCAGAGGCTTGATTGGAAGGAGTAAACTTGACACCCTGAAGAAAACAACCCTCAAGACTTTCTTTGAGGTCGCCACTCTTTATGGGTTGCAGGCCGACAAGCACTTCACCTTCAATGCCCAGCTCAACGTCATCACTTTCAATAACGGCAGCGAGATACTTCTGAAGGATTTGTTTACATACCCATCGGACCCTGAGTTCCAGCAGCTGCAGGGTCTGGAGTTGACAGATGCGTGGGTTGACGAGGCAGCACAGGTATCTCGCAGGGCGGTCGAGATATTGTACAGCTGCTTGCGATATAAGATGCGAGAGTATGACCTGCCGCCGAAGATCCTGCTCACATGTAACCCACACAAGGGCTGGCTCTACCATGAGTTCTACCTGCCGTGGCGTGATCAGACCATGCCAAAGGAGCGTGCCTTTGTGCAGTCCCTTGCCTATGACAACCCACATCTCCCGGAAAGCTACGTCGCAACATTGGATGCCCTCAACGAAGTCGACCGCCAGCGTCTGCTTCAGGGCGTTTGGGAGTATGACGAAAGTGACGACGCCTTGTTTAAGTACGACGATGTCAGCGCCTGCTTCCGGGACGAGCAAATGACCGGGGACATGTACATGACCTGCGACGTTGCTCGCCTTGGAAAGGACAGGACCGTGATTGCGGTCTGGCGAGGACTTCAGTGCATTGAGATACATGAACTGCGCAAGCAGCGTGTGGACGAGGTGGTTCGGGTTATCCGGGAGCTGGCTGCAAAGCATACAATCAAGATGGGCCAAGTGATAGCCGACGCCGACGGGGTTGGAGGTGGCCTGTGCGACGTGCTGCGCTGCAGAGAGTTCATGAACGGATCACGCGCAATACATCCAGACAGGTTCGTGCATCTCAAGAGCGAGTGTTATTATAAGCTCGCCGAGATTATCGAGAAGAGGGCTATCGTGCTGCCCAGAAGCCATAGGGACATAATATCAAGGGAGCTGGACATGATTAAGCGACGACGCCCAGAAGCCGACGGAAAGCTGGCTGTAACCTCAAAGGAAGAGATTAGCAGGATGCACGGTGTTTCGCCCGACTACGCCGACGCTATCATGATGCGCATGTTTTTCGAGCTACGTCCCAACTACGGCAAGTACCAGTTCGGATAGTTATTAGCAATCTAACTATTTGATTTAGCGCAGGTTGCGTCGGTTATGCACAACCAAAAAAGGCACTCTCTAAACTTTTTTATAGAAGTCGCAAAAAAGTGACGTATATTTGTCAAACAAAACAAAAAAGCCATGAAAAATTTAGCAATCAACCCCGAATTCGTAAGTGATAACAACACATTCAAATTTGTCCGCGTCCCATCAATGTACGCAGGTTTTTACGACGTAATGTACAAAGGTCAACGCATCGCAATTTTGAACGGTTTGTCCGCGCCGTTACAATGGACCGCAAAAAACGGATCAAATATTCCAGTTAAAGTAATTGATCAACTGGAGAAAATGGTTGTGAAAATGATCGTCAAAACCAATAAAGCAAAGTAAACTAACTTCAGGGGCGCGGCTGACCAACGCGCATATTTAAAACCAACACACACACACAACATGAAATTTGATTTTCGTAAAAATCTGAAAGGCAAGGACCTGCAATATCTGATTCACCTACGAGAGAGCATTTTACAAGATATGTTTGAGCTCTTGACTATCGGAGACAAAGAAGCCACTCGCCTAAACGGATACATCACCTTGATTGACACAGCTATTAATAAATTAAATAAAACCACACATATATGAAAAAAGAAATCATTCGACCTACAGGTCACAAAACCTACTCGGTTATTACTGAACAGCTGCAAGGCGCTCCCAAAACACACGAGCTCAAGACATTCATCTACTTCGATGAAGCGGTGCACTACTTTCTTGAGCGCTGTGATGACTTCGGATTAAATAACGAGGAAGGTGATGGCGACGAAATTATTCGCAGAGCTGGTGGAGTCGGTCATGACTTTCGTGTTGAACTGATCCAACAGAACGTGATTACCCTATTCAGAAAAATGCCAGAGCGCACTTCAACCCCTATCAAGTAACCCCATAAATTCATAAATATGAAAATCACACTTAAAACAACGGTCGAGCAAGAGCTCAACTTTGACACACCCGCCTACCGAGCCAATGACATCAAGGCGGTGGCTATTTTGGAAGACGTCACGATTGCAGTGACTCGCATCACATGGATGGACGGTACCATGACCACACGCATGGATATCGAGCCGGTTGACAAAAAGCAAGCGATGCTGATGACCACAACAGCTGCTCGTGCTTTACTTGAGACCGACTACAAGGAAATTACTAAGGCGCAGTTTTTCCAACACGTGGAAGCAATGCAGGACGACCTCATGACTCAACTCTTAAATCTTAAGACGACATGAGGTACCCTATGAACCCCGAGAACATTGATAGCCTGCAAAAGTTCCAAAGCAGGCTCAATGCAGAGCCGAGGCAGGAAAGTGTCGAGTCAACGCCAGACAAGAAAGCGAGCACGGTCGTCATCAGCCACATCGAGATGACCCTCGACACGCTCTTCTTCGGGCAGTGGTCAACCGAGAACTTCAAATGGAACGCTATAGCCAACGAGGTACAAGGATCACTTGAGCTGGTTGTTATTCATCCAGTGACGGGCATGGAGATACGGCGCACTGGCGCTGCCTCTATCGTTATCATGGTGGACCGCGTTCCGGACGGTGTTATTGGAGTCGAACGTAATCAGTGGGCGCTTAACCCCAGCAACAAGAAGGCAAACGCACTGGACATGGCCTTCCCGAAGCTAAAGGCTGAGTGTCTCAAGAACGCAGCGCAGTCCCTTGGGAAGGTGTTCGGGCGTGACCTTAATCGCAAGAACAAGGACACCTACAAGCCCTACAAGATAACACAGAAGGACGTCACGGTGAATGCCCTCCCGGAAAGCACCATGAAGATGATCGAGAGCGCTATTGTGCGAGGCGAGGACGAGTTTGAAATACGTCAAGCCATGGATCAACTCGGCGATCTTATAACAGAAGAACAACGCAATCACATAAACTCACTATTTTCGAAGTATGGAACCGATTCAGAATAAATACACGCTTGACGTGCTTAAGTACGCAGCGCAGCAGTCAGAGGCATGGGACAAGGTACGCCTTGGTAAATTCACAGCCTCAACCATTCACAACCTCATGAGCGACCCACGCTCCAAGGCCGACAAGGAAGCAGGCAAGCTATCTCAGACTGCCCACAAGTATGTTGTCCAGAAGGCCATGGAGATACTCACCGGAGAATCACAGGAGGACGCTTATGGGCGTGCCATCGACTGGGGTAACGAATGGGAAGCACATGCTCTTGGAGAACTAGAGAAGGCACTGGCAGGAACACTGGACATGTCGAGCTTTGTGATTGAGCACAAGCCGCCCTTTAAGACATTTAATGAATACAGCGGCGCTTCCTCGGACGCATTGATTAAAAACAAAAGTGGCGACGTGCTTATGGTTGTCGAGATGAAGTGCCCCTTCAACTCTGTCAATCACTACCTGCATAGCACGGTCGAATGCGGTCCGGACTTGATTGAAGTCAACAGCGACTACTACTATCAAATCCAGATGAACTGCCTCGTACATGGGTGCACCGCTGGCATCTTCGCCAGCTACGATCCACGGCAACCTGAGCACCGTCGTCTGAGCTGGTGCAGGATTGAGGTAGATATTGAGGTGCTTGACGATTTGTGCCAGCGTATGGAAAGAGGCCGTGCAGAACTCGACCGCATTGTTAATAACTGGAACGAGTACCCGAGCAGATAAATCCTATACTTGCACTGCGACTCCTTATGAAAATATTAATACAGACCGCCGCCGCTTTGCCAGAGCTCATTCGAGCAAGGGGTCGCCATTGCGAGCGGTGGTCGTATTTTTCAAATGAAAACATCCTTCGTTTTACATCTGGACAGCCTCGACGTGCTTGACGCGCTCAATCCGGAGCAATGCGGACAGCTGCTTGTGGCCATGCGAGAATACCACCTCACGGGTGCCATGCCCGAAGACAGCGTGATAAAGCTTGCTTTGATGCCGTTCTTGAGCCAGTGGAAGCGCGACCTCGTGAAATTTGAGAAGGTTTGTGATCGAAACCGGGCCAACGGCATGAAAGGAGGAAGACCAAAGAACCCAGTTGGTTTTTTGGAAACCCAGAAGAACCCAAGCGAACCCAAAAAAGCCGAGAGGGAGAGTGAGAGTGAGAGTGAGAAGGAGAGTGAGAGTATTAAGAAGCAACGCTTCTCCGCACCCACCCTTGACGATGTGAAGCAGTTCTTTACCGAGAACGGATACACAACCGACGCCGCCACAAAAGCATTCAACTATTATCACGAAGCAGGCTGGCGAGATAGCCGAGGCCAGACCGTAAAGAACTGGAAGCAGAAGATGCGCGGCGTTTGGTTTCGAGATGAGCACAAACCACAGGCACAAGCGGCAAGAAACGAACCGCCCAAAGCCATCTACACCCCACCTTCACAATATCGACCCGCATGATTAACAGAGTCCCACCCCACGACACCGAACTCGAGGAGCTCGTTTTAGGCGCAATATTGCTCGATAGTGCAGCTGTTGGTATTGTGATGCCACTCATCACTCCCGAGCGGTTTTATGACGGGCGTATGGCCTCAATTTACGAACGTATCGTTGAGCTGTATGTCGAGAACAAGCCAATCGACCTCCTAACCGTGACCCAGCAGGCTCGCAGAAAAGGTTTTCTGGATCAGTGCGGAGGAGCAGCTTTTATCGCAAAGCTCACCAACCGGGTGGCCTCCACCGCTAACCTCGAGCACTGGTGCTCAATCCTGAATGAGCACTACATGAAGCGAGAGTTCGCCCGGATAAGCGCACAAGTGAACGAGTTCTCATATGATTCGACCGCCGACGTCTTTGAGATTCACGACCGCTTTATGAGCCAGATGACCTCAACCTTTAACACGTCGGTGAAGACAAACATCTCGCACATCGCAGAGCTCACCGGAAAGGTCACCGAGGTGGTTGTTGCACGTGAAACTTGCGAAAGCGGCGTTACAGGACTGAGCTCCGGTATCTCATCGGTTGACCTGCTTATCGGAGGCCACCAGAAAAGCGACCTCCTTTACATGGCAGGCAGACCTTCGATGGGTAAAACAGCCATGGCCCTTACCGAAATGCTGAACATGGCCCTTAAAAACACACCGGTTGCACTTTTCTCCTTGGAGATGTCCAGCACCCAGATAGTGCTGCGCCTAATCTCCATGATAAGCGGCATCGATGGCGGCAGGCTGATGAAGTACAGACTCACAAAGGAAGAGATGCAGAGCTTTTACCACTACCGGGACATTATAAACGCCCTGCCCATTTACATTGACGACACCGCTGGCCTTTCGGTTTTTGACCTTCGGGCACGCGTCAAGCACATGGTCGAGAAGCACAAGGTCGAGGCTGTGTTCATCGACTACGTCCAGCTCATGAGCTCTGGGGTCCAGCTCCGACGCCAAGGCCAGAACCGAGAACAGGAGCTTAGCGTTATAAGCCGCAACCTGAAGTTGATTGCAAAGGAGTGCGACATCTCGGTGATTGCCTTAAGCCAGCTATCAAGGGCAGTAGAATCCAGAGCGGAGAAGCGCCCTATGCTTTCCGACCTTCGTGAGAGTGGATCGCTGGAGCAGGACGCCGACGTAGTGGTTTTCCTTTTTCGCCCGGAATACTATGGCATCACCAGAGACGAAGCAGGTAACGATCTGACTGGCATTGGAGAATATATCGTCGCCAAGCAGCGCAACGGATCGACAGGTATCGCCCCCATGCGCTTCCACCCAAATATCATGCGCTATACAGACCCATCAAGAAATTCACAAGTTCCTTTTTAATCCTATGAGAGTATATAAAAACCCAGACGGCAGCTACGACGTCCTCAACAGCAAAAACGAACTCTTCCACATCGTTTACGCCCCAAAAAAGGTCGGGCACGTAACCGACAAGTGGAAACATAACCACGCACCGCTGCGCCGAATACCGAAGCACATCATGAACCTGTTCGATATTATCGAGAAATGAAAAACAAACCAAAGACATGCAAGGTCTGCAGGGAGCGCTTTGTGCCAACCTTGAGCACACTGCAAGCCACCTGCACCAAGATAAGTTGTGTGCTGCAATATTCGAAGCGCAAAAAGGCAAAAGAAGCTAGTGAAGAAATCAAGCGCATGCGCGAGAAGATCAAGACCTTAAGCGATTACCGGAAGGAACTACAGCAGGTATTCAACAAGTTCATTCGAGAGAGGGACAAAATGTCCCCATGTATTAGTTGCGGTAAACCTTTAACCGGAAAGTACGACGCTGGGCACTACTTCAGCGTGGGCAGCTACCCAAACTTGCGCTTTGATGAAGATAACGTCCACGGCCAGTGCGTCGAGTGCAACCAACATAAGCACGGGAATCTTATCGAGTACGGTGAGCACCTCCTGAAAAGAATCGGAGGTCCAGCCTATGACAACTTATACGCACGCCGCATACAGCCACTGCGCCTAAGCGTCGACCAGATGAAGGAAATGATCAAAATCTACAAGCAGAAAATTAAACACACATGATAAACATCGACACCAAACCACACAAGCGCACGGAGTACTTCTGTGGAAGCATTACAATGGCGCTACCTCTCACCGACCGCACCAACTGGAAGTTTGAGCTAATGCGAACGACAAATGGAAGCGTGACTTTTGACGTAGCACTAATCTACGAGGCAAATGAAGAGCCACTTTCTGACGTGCTCGAAGAGCTAATTATTCAAACCGTCATAGCAAATCTAAAGAAGGAGCAGGTCAAGTGGACCCCACAAGAGAAGGAGACGAAGCCATGAGCCAAATAATTGTGAACTCTCTTTCTGGCGGCAAAACATCGTCATATATGGCCGCACACTATCCTGCAGACTACAATATTTTCTCCTTGGTAAGGATAGAGGCTTTGTACTGCAAACCAAAGGACGCCAGCATCGTTAAATATGTAAGCGACAAACTTGGGTTAGATTTTATAGCCACTGCAGAAAGTGATACCACACTTTATGTACTACGTGATTTGGAGCAGGTTATCGGTAAAAATATAATATGGACTACTGGAGATAGCTTCGAAAAAGTGATTTCCAAAAAGAAGGCGCTGCCAAATAAAATGTGGAGGTTCTGCACAACGGAAATGAAAATGAAACCAATATTTGATTATTGTCAAAATCAAATACAAGATATTGTTACAATGCAGATTGGCTTCAGATACGACGAAAAAGAACGAGCCAATAAAGAAAACACACAATTTAAAACGATCGTTGGAAAAAGCACAAACGGAAGAAATAAATGGGGTGAAGTTTACTGGCGAGAATTAAAGTATCCGATGATTGAGGACCAAGTTATGTATCCACAAGTGATTAGCTGGGTGAAAAGTACTAATCTAATATTTCCACCAGATAGCAATTGTGTAGGGTGCTTTTGGAAGCCACTCCAACAGCTAAGAAGAAACTGGGAGGATGAACCACAAAAAATGAAGTGGTTTTCTGAAATGGAAACTAAAATGAAAAGAAAATTTAAAAAAGAAATGTCCTATGATAACGTTAAAAAAATTGGATTACAGCAAGACTTTACATTCGGAACAGGTTCAGGATGCCAGGCAGGATTTTGCACGGATTAATAAAGGAGGAGACAAATGGGAAATGATATAAAAATTGGAAGTAAAATAAGAGATGTAGAAGATGGCGATGCTTATTTTGAAGGAATAGTAACACAATTGAATCCGCTTAAATATCAAATTACTAATATCATATGGAATGGTGAAATGGATGCATCTCTAAATGGTCAAGTAATAGAACCAAAATGGTGGATAATTGAACTAATGGAAAACAAAGGAGGTGACAAATGAGAACACAAGACCACGCACGAACCATCTTTGAGGAATACTACGACATGCTTGCAGACCTCACAAACGACTTCACACTTCAAGGCCGACGCCGAAGAGTTGAGGCTTCGCTCCTATGCGCTTTGATCTTTGCTAAACAGATGCAGGAGCACTGCTCTCCGGAGTTCATACAATACTGGCAGGAAATCGAAAACGAACTAAACACATTAAACCCATGAGCTACACACCAGAACAAGTGCAGGAAATCCTCACACTTCGACAAGAGCGTCACGACCTACTCCGCTCTCCGATAGTCAACTACCACCCACGCATGCAGCGCATCAACAAGCGCCTACATCAGTTAACTCAAAATCCAATATACAAATGAAAATCACAAGCGATTCAGAAGGCGGTGTCTGCCTTCACATCTCCGCTGATGAGGTCACGGTTATCCTCAAGGCAAGTAAACAAGCTGAGCTCTTTCCGGAGCCGAAACCAATCTCGACAGATATCTACAAAAGATTTCGAGAGAACACAATCAAGTTTTTGGATGAACTCCGAAGTACCTATGGCAACAATTGGATTGACACGTCAAGCGACCTGTTCAGGAACCTACGCCATCAACACCACATTGAAGATCCGTACCAGCTCATCTATATTTTAGAAGAACGAGGCGGTGTGGTTGTGGAGCACGTTTCTCGCCGCCACAAACGCATCAAGTTCCAGTGGTAATAAAAATGGGCCTTAGGGCCCTTTTTTTTTATCCTATCTTCAAGAGACCTGTTCCAGAGTTCCAGTCAATCTTGAAAACGCCTGTTACCAATAATAATTTCGGGAATGCTTTTGTCTCCCATTCGTCACGAGAATATGTAACGTAGTCTGGGGTTTTATACTTTATCGCTATCTTCTTAACAGCTGGAGTTTTTTTGATTAAAACATTCAGCTCTTGGATAGTGTAGTTGTAGAAGTCATCTAACTTATTTGTTGGCTTGAGTCCCATGGTTTTGTTTTTTATATTTCAAAATGCGGCATGTCGCGCAGCTTCTCCCAGTCACCGCCCCATGTGACATCCTTATACTGCTCCTTGACGATGGCAGCGAAACGCTTAAAGTAGACCCCGTCCCATAGAGCAACACCCTTCTTGTCCTTGAAAGCTATGTCGAACGCCAGCGCAGGATACACGTTGTGCTTGCCGTTCGCCTTGATGTAGGTTACTATCTTTCCGGGTGACGTCCTCCCACGTGCATAAAGTTCTGCTTGCTCCTCGTTTGACCGGTAGGTGCAGGTCAGAAACACGGTCGGACCGGCGGGATACTTCTCCTCCCAAATACGAGAGCAGTTCATCCACACGCGGCGGAGCTTCCAGTGGCAGTCGGTGATTGTTCTACTCGCCACCGCTTAATGCTTGAATTGTTTGATCCTTGACCATAGAGCCACGACTGCTTCCGACGTAGTACGAGAAGATGCTCGCACCGATCGACATGATCGCACCGAAGCACATGTCGGCAAGACGCTGGTTCTCGGTTGGTATGGTAATAAAAATAAGAGAGAGGACTGTACCCACAAGCAGGACCAGACCGGTAATAACCACTGCGCCCATGAGCCAGTCCCTCTTTCCTGTAGCCTTAACGAAGTCGGCCTCACGTATACGAGCGCTGACCCTGTCCTCGACTTCTGATTTATAAGAGTCGAGCTCGGCTTGAATATCAATCTTGTGCATCTCAAGCGTCCATTCCAGACGATAGCGCTCGAAGTCCAGCCATAGCTTTTTGTACTCGTCATTCTGATCCTTGCGACCATTGATAAGAGCGCCGACGGTCTCGATCGCTTGTATGCCAGTCACGTCTCCAACCACCTCAAGAATGTCACCAGCCACTGGCTTGACACGATCGCGGACGAACTTTCCAAAGTTCGACTCCCGGATGCGTTCGCCAAGGCGCCTCTTTTCTGGCTTGTCGGTGTCTTGACTCATTTGCGCTTGAAGATAGCAATGATGCCGCCCAGTATCTGTTTATAATTCTCCATAAAGTAGACAATCACCTTTTCGCCAAAGAGTGTCGCCAGCGGCACAAGTACCTGAGAAAGGTCTGCATGGCCTGAACTAATGCAGTAGGCGCTGGTGATATAACCGCAGAACACGCTAAGCGAGATGACTGCGCACCATTGCATGAATGAGAGTGTTCGTTTCATATATATGTCGTAGGATATTTTCGCAACAAGGCCGACACCCACGCCGATGACGTAGGTGCTCGTGTGATTCAATAGCTCTCTCGCTTCAATCCAGATCGTCTTCATTTTTTGCGTTCAGTTTTTGGTTTTACCTTCTCCAGCAGACGCTTTTCATACTGCTTGAGCTTTTCCAAATAGACTCTTTTTTCGTTGTGCTCCTTGTTCATGGTATGAAATTTAGAGGACGCGGTTCAGGTGCTGGTCCGTTGACGCCATTGTTAAAACTGAAATCATAGCCAAATGGCTGACGCCTCTGAAGTGGAGGACGTTGAGGCCATACGTTTGTCGAATACTCCGGAAAGTCTGTGCTGTTTGCGCACAAATAATCGAAGAGCAAGCCAGTATAATATTCCGCATTACTGCGAGCGCGGACAATCATGTCCTTCATCACCTCTCCACTCATTGGAGACGAATCTTCAGAGGTCCGCTGTACGTAGGTTCCGTTGTCCAGTTTGTAAACAAGTGAGGGAAGCGCCTCCACCATTGTCCACCAGAGTACAACCTTGCGACAATAATCGTCCACAAGGATTTGATAAGCACCGGTGAGAGTGTTGTTTGCGATGTCGTCCTTAAGTTTTGTATATAGGTTAGCACCTAACCATGGGCTCAGATACTTGTCCTGCGCTAAATAGACGCTCGGATACAAAAGATTCGAGTCCACTGCTCCGTTAACCTGTGTGTACTTCTTGATGTACACGTCTGAAATGAAAAGTACCTCTGCCATGTTAGCTGTATTTTAGTGATCCACGTCCGGGTCTATCGATGGGCGCCGTTCCCTCGACACCTTTCTTCTTCACGTAGGGGACGTTGCCCACGCGGAAATCATTGTCGAGGCCTTTATTGGGGAGAAACTTCCCTTTCTGGCGTTTTCTAAAGTAAATCTGACGTTTCCAATGGTGATGGCAAAAACACCCCCCAACCCAGCGGAAAATGTCGTAACTGGACTGGCCTGCAGGTGCAAACTGCCCGTTCTCCCCAGCATCACTCATCGCTTGGATATCCTCGTAGCGATAAACGGTGCCATTCTTGGAAAGCTGAACCATGTCAACGCAGAACTCTCGCGAGTTTTCCGTTAAGTTCTGGCTGTATGCGTAGCGCAACTTGTACATACCACGGTCACCCCACGCGCTTTTCTTATCCTCCTCGGCATAACTATCAAGTGAAGCCAGCTCGTACTCCTTCAGGTTCTCGCAAAATTGGCGCTCAACTGCACTATCTCGTAAGGCCTCAGCCTCGTGGACCAGCTCCCATTCTTCTAAATCGATTACTTCCCCAGCACCTTGCAGGCGTTCAAGCCAATACTTCGCATCCTCTGCGGTCATGTCTACCGCATCAGAATGTTCATGCTTTTTTTTTTCGAAGGCATGAGCCATCGGAACCGAAACAGGCGCTTCTTGGGGCGTTTCTGCAGCTATTTGGGGCTCTACCGGGGTTGCTGTCGTGCCGTTATCGGTAGTAATTGGGGTGTTTGGTATCACTTTTAGTTCGATACCTTCCATTTCATAAGCCAAAACCTCCTCAAATCCAGTGGAAAGTTTGCGCTGTTTGGGCTCAATTACCTGCTTTGTGAAGATTTCCAAACCGATTACCATCTCATCTTTGTTGGATCCAAAGCCACCACCCTCGCCCCGGATGCCAAAAATAAGCGGAGTGGTCACACGATGAGCCAACATGACCTCGGTTCTGGAGGTATTTGTGAGGTATTCATACTGCTTGTCGGCATCACTGAGTGGGTATGCTTCAACTTTCGGAGGCTGTGCGCCCGGTTCGTTAAATAAAAACAGGGTCTTACCGCTGTTATGGGCGGCGCCAAGGTGTGTGTTGTAATCATTGCGCAGTTTACGAATCGAGTCCGCGTCCTGCTCTCCGTTAAAGAAAGAGATAATTGTCGATGGGAACATGCCGTTGAGGATGTTCGACACGTGAAATATACCTATCTGGCGGCTGAGCTCGATATAATTGACCGCGCTCCAGTAGTCAGGCTTTGGGTATGTTTGTGAACCGGTATAATCAAAGCACCAATATACCTGACGAGGCTCGTCGATGGCTGTGTTGGCGTTAAACTTCGGTATAAAGAGAGGTTTGTTCTTCTTCTTGCGCGTCTGGGACCAGTCTGCACTATGATACACGCCTACTTGATCTTCATCTTCACCGGTAACAGCAATTCGGCACTCTTCAAATGGAATGTGGTTCATCTTGGCCAGCGTCTTACGATCAACTGAATATATAACCTCCAAGTAGAAGCCGCCATATAATTTCAAGTCACGAGCACATCCTTCAAACGCTGCATATACGTTGAGCGCATCCACGCGGTTTTGATATTGACCTGCCTGCAGACCCTTTCCTGCAATCATGTCGCTAATTGAAATGCAAAGTGCCCCGTGAATGGGAGAGCTCTGCGCAAGTTCTGTAATATATACAGGTAGCAGGTTGTCAGCACCAAAGTTAACCCATCCGGAGCGGTCCACCTTTTCGGCAGTGCTCACTGGGGTGTACTGGCTGAGGTCTATCTTAATCGCCTTGTCCGTTGTAGATGACATCGTCGTCAATGTTTATGTTCGGCACATCATAATACTGGGTGCCGTCGGTTATTGTGCACAAACCCTGCTCGCATTCTCCCACAACAGAAGCATTCGATGGGTTCACATTCGTGCTCGAGTTCTGACCATACACTGCGTATCGATAACGTCCGACCTGAGTCAATCCTGTTGTGTCAACCAGCACATGGGTCACCCGTTGTGATTCGCTCACCACGTCGAGCACTTGAGCCAAAGATACACCGACTGCACTATTTTCCTCATGCGTAACTATTAACAAGTAGTGCGTGAAGGCTGTAGAGAAGTACTGACGTGCCTCGTCCAGTGTCAAATATAGCGACTGGTTTGGTGTGTTGGCTTGCAGGTAAATCATGTTCGAGCTTAAAAAAACACGGCGCGACCCAGAGAGCCACGCCGTGCATCCAATTTAACAAAAACAATCAATGAGCGGTCTTATGCTGGGTAGGCAGGATCGACCACGATGTCTGGTGTGAAGTTAGAGAATGGTGTGTCTCCAGCAGCGTATGCCTCAAGGAAGAGCGGTTGTGTTGGCTCTTCAGCTGTCAAGGTCAAGGTGTAACCATTAAGGTCACCCTTCGCCTTGCCTGACTGATAAGTACCAGCAGTTAAGAAGCATCCGTCGGTAGTTCCACACATCATTATCTGATCGTCATACAAACGCACGAACACGGCTACTTTCGCCTTCGAGAGGTTCTCGAGTTCCTTGCGCTTTTCGTTCTCAAGTTTGCCGAGAGTAAGCTCGACAGCTTGCACGAAATACAGCGTGCCATTTTCAAGCGACGCTGTTGGTGTAATTGTAACCGCTCCGGTGTTACGGTTAGGTTGATAGCGATAAACGGTCACAGGTGAAGTTACCGTGAAGCCAGTAATAATGCCATCCACATCTTGAGTTACTCCTGCTGCAAATGAGTTCCACGGTGCAATAAAGATTTCCTTTACTCCACCGACCCCCTCGTTACAATCGAGCAAAAATCCGGTACTGAGGACACATGCCATAACTATTTGAGTATTAAAGAGTTAGTAAAGGAAGGGGCCGAAGCCCCTCCCGAATAATTAGAACCAAGTTGAGTAGGCTGCGATGTCTGCACCGATGCCATACTGAGTGCCAGCGAAGAACTTCGCACTGAAGCGAACGTTGTCCTCAGCCCACTGACCCATGTCTACGACCTGCACGTTATTCCAGTCGCTCACTAGGTTAGTACCGAACCACAAGTTCGAAGGCTGCGCCATCAGCATTGTGCTGGCAGGCATGCCCGGACAAACTGCGATTTTGAACAAGCCCATGAAGGTCTTTTGAACTTCTGGTCCAGTTGTCAAATACGTAGCGTAGCCAGTGCCGAGCTGTGCGTACATGTAGTTCTCCCAAACGTCGTAGCTCATAAAGATTACTGGCTTCTCAGATGCTTTCTTAACTGCAAGAGGAGTAGCAGCAATAAGCGCTTGAACTTTCGATACAACGTTTGCGCTTGTGATAGCTACTGGAGTTGCAACGAAGTTGATGTCGTTGTCAGCGTCTGCACCAATCAACTGGAGAAGTCCGTCGTACTCGCCAGCGTTTGCACCATTACCTGTCCAGAGCAAGTTTTCATTGTTCTGAGAGATTCCAGCAAGCATGGTGCTCATGATTGCATCATTCAAAGCGCTACCAAGTGATCCGTTCTGGATGTCCTTAGCGATGTAGTCATTCAAGAACTCATTCTTGCAGACTTCTTGCTGGAACTGCAGCTTCTTTAGCGTCAAGTAGCGCTCGTTAATTGTGATTTCACCAGTAGGTGAGAAAGCACAAGTTGCGTCTGCGAAGGTCACGTTGTCCACGATCTTCTTCACCACTGCGCGGTACTCGATGTTTTCTTTAACGGTGATTGCCTGCAAGCTTTCGTTTGCATAAAACGCAGCTTTGATGTACTCCCCGGCGAATTTACCCGAGTAGTTTGTTGTGTTGTCTACGGTTGTTGCCATGTCTTTACTTTATTTTTGATAGGTATTGATTCACGCGCTCCTGCACGGTCATGGCAGAGTACGTTTTTTCTTTGATTTCTTTGTTGTCGCGAGAAAGAGCTACCTCAGTTCGCTTTGATTTGATGCTGTCCACTGCTGGTGACTGCTTGATGGCTTGAAGTTCCTTTTTTACAGAAGACAACTCCACGTCCTTGTTAGCACTTTCACCTTTTGCTGCACTGAGCTGGCTAAGCAGTTCATTGTTTTGATTCTCAAGAGCAGAAACGCGAGCACCCAAGCTCTCGATGGTCTTTAGAAGATCGTCGCTCGACATGTCTTGCGGCATCTCATCTTCAACCTCAGCTTCGCCTTCTTTGATTTCTACAATCTTTGAATCTTCTCCAATTACAACGAGGCGACCATCTTCGAGAGTATAGTCTCCTGCTGGAACTGGCACCGCGTTACCGGTTTCGTCTTTTGTGTACACGTCAGCACTTGCAGCCCATTCAGTAGCACTCGAGAAGATAACGGTACCGTCGGCGAGCTTGCCTTCAATCTCCATTTGAACCTCCTCCTCTTCAAGGAAGATGTCTTTCGGGTTAATATTGAATGACTGGAAGATGTCGCGCACTTTTTGTGCAATCTGTCCTTTCATGTTTTGATGTTTGCAGAAAAGACTCTATGTTGAAAACATTCCCCCAAACGTGGTAAATTTGTGACGAAGTTCGTGCTCTAAATTTACACACATGAAACTCAACTCCGTAAAATTCAAGGATCGAGCGAGCTTTGACAAAAACAAGGTCAAGGCAAACGTGGTCGAAGTACATGAGCCATTTGGTATTATCGTCTTTGCAGATGAGCAGCCAGTACCGGTGGACAAGAAAAAGGTCTCACACGTCAACACAATCGACGCAACACTTGACTCCATCAGCACGGGTCTGGTCATCTGCATTGCGAATGATTGGAAACTCGCGCAGGACACTCTCAAAAAAATGAACATGCCCATCGTTGACAAGTTCGAGCAATCGCGCACAATTATCGCACAGCTCCCAGACGGTCAGAGCTTCGATGACATGTACGACATGCTCATGATATACAAGCCAGCCTTCCAGTCAATCGAGCCTGACTTCATTCAGAAAGTGGAGACGAATGCTGATGGGTACACCTACGAACAACAATGGCATCTCGGAAACTTGAAAGCAGCCGAAGCATGGTCACTACTTCCGGATGGTTATGCTGCCGACGTTGCTGTGCTTGATATTGCCTGCGAGGTTGACCATGAAGACCTCACAGGAATGATAAGCTCTGCCAGTTGGAACTGCGTCACCAATGCCGCTGATGTCCGTCCGATTTCTGAAAATGAAAAACATGGTACACCTTGCTCAGGTCTGATTTGCGCAACAGCAAATAATGGAGTCGGAGTAACAGGTTTAGGATGCAATCGCGTGAAGGTGCAATTTTTACACATCGGATATAACAGCTCTTCTGGTGGCAGCTTTCAAACGTCTGACACCATTGTGACGCGTGCCATTAACAAGGCAGTCGAAAACCCTCGATGCGTAGCGGTGAGCATGTCATGGGGCGGCACGGGTACAGGGTACACGAACTTCCTCAACGCGCTCAACGCAGCACGTGTAAGCGCACGCGGTGGAAAGGGTATGCCTCTGTTCGCTTCAAGTGGTAACAACTACTCGTCCAGCATAGGCATCTACCCAGCCATCTACGACTCAGTCATCGCAGTCGGTGCCAGCACACCATCAAACACTCGCGCACCATTCAGCAACTACGGCACGAAGCTCTTCGCTGCAACACCCGGAACATCATGCCCAACGGTTGACCGTACTGGGGCGTCTGGATATAATGCGACAAGCAGCTACACCAACTTCTCCGGAACATCAGCAGCGTGCCCGGTGATGGCAGCAATCGCGGCAGCTGTACTGGTGAAAAACCCCGAACTTACCGAGCCACAACTTCGCGAAATACTCAAGAACTCGGCACGAAAGACAGGCGGCTACGTATACGATGCCAATGGCAAAAGCGCGGAGCTCGGATTTGGTGTTGTTGACATGTATGCAGCGGTTTTACAATCCGGAGGCACAGACCCTATCGACCCACCACCGCCACCTGCTCCGGTGATTAATTTTTACGGAGTTATCAGCACGCCTGCACAAGCTAATCAAGGAGCCAGCGTGACCGTCACATATACGGTCAACATGGACAACGCACCGACTATCGATACAAAGGTGCCAGTGCTCCTGCGCTTTAAGGCATCGAACGGAACGCTCAATGACTTCTACACTGGCGAGGTGATTATCAAAGCAGGCACGAAAATCACAACGATGACCACGACCCACGTGCTGCCTAATAATATCAGTGGCATGTGTGAGTACATCATGAACATTGACTTAAGTAATCAAATCGCTGAAGGGAATGAGTTCGACAACTATGCACAGACTCCAATCAATGTCGTGCAGGTTGCACCTCCATCGAGCACGGCTGACCTGAGCGTTCGCATCACTGGCTATACTTTCCTTGATGCCACTCGCGTGCGCGTGAACTATGCCTTCAAAAACGTGGGAAATGTAAACGTGACAAGCCTCAAGGCTCTCGTCGGATTTGATGGTCGCAGTCAACTTACATGGAGCAGGTCAGAGACGTATTTGCCAAATCAAGAGCGAGCGATGAGTTCAGTGTTTCCGTCAAGCATGTGGGGAACTTTACCGAACACCTTCCGGATCAAGATAACGCAGGTCAACGGTGCAACTGATACCAACGCAGCAAACAACGAAGCCTCAATATTAATATCATGAAGTTCACAATCTACAAATCAGATGACGGCCAGTACTATTATGTAGTAAGCAGCCGCAATGGTCAAATAATGCTGACCAGTGAGACGATGAAAAAAAAGCAAAGCTGCACCTCAGCCATCAAACGAATCATGGAGCACGCTGCCGAAAGCAAAGTCGACGATCGCTCCTTGTAGTGTAGTGTTTAGTGTGTAAAAAGGGAGCAAACGTGCTCCCTTTTTTTATTCACTCAACGCAGCTATGAGAGCCTCGACAAAGACGTCTTCCTTGCTTAAATCAGTGCTGACGTTATCGAATACTCCCTCGATTGAGAAGCCACGCACACTGCCGTCTTTAACACGGTCCCAGACCTCGTCGTCTTGCACGTAGGTGCCAGCCATCCACGTTCCCACTGGCACGTCAATACCAAGATGTCTGCTTTTATCATTCTCGCCTTCTACGAGCCACGACTCAACAAGAGTGCAACCGGTCAAGTCATACTTGTGCTCCATCGTGTGCTTGTGCTGGAGGTTCTCCATCATGAATTTGTGTGCGCACTTGTACACCGTTTCCTTTTCGAAGTAGATGTAATACTCCTCTTTTGTTTTAGGATCAATGCGCAAGATATACTTGTCCGGTATTAAAGCAGGACCATATAACATACGGCGTTCAGCATCAACTGCGCTGAGCTTAACGTTTGACAATGCAATGAAATTCTCCTCGATAGCAGGAAACTCCACAAGCGAAATTGCCTGCACGCCAAGTTTCATGTTATCGTCAATGGTGCATTTCATAACTTTCTTTCCATTCGGTTTTTTCATGGTTTCATTGTATTATTTTAGTACTGGTTAATGCAATCATAGCGTTTATTGTAGGGGTGTCGCAAACGTGGGACACCTCTCTCTTTTTATAATCGAGCCAGCTCCTCAACCCGGTCACGTGCCTGCGTCGCCTTCTCAACGTCACCAGCGAGCACATAAGCGCGAGGCGTTTGCTGATCCGGTCTGTTTTTAAGAAAGTCCAGCACAAGAGGATTAAACTGAGGCGCAGTGCTTTCTCCATTATCACCACCTCCTCCATTAAAATCAGGTATGCCAGAACTTGATGGTGGCTGAGATGCTTCAAATTGAGTCTGCTCTATTTTTCTCACATTTGCATAACCAGCAGCTAAAGCAGCAGCAGCAGCCACCGCACCACGAATTGGTGAGGTAGGGTCTCCCGGTATTAACTGCGAGGCAAATGCCGTTGTTGCTGATGCGATTGTGGTCACAATAGTGGCGGCGACTTGTGCTCTTTTATTTTTTTCGAATACCGCACGCTGCTCTTGTTCTAGTGCTTTTCGACGCTTGATAAGTTCAGCACGTTGTTCTTTAGTTCGTGCGTTTTCAATCTCCTTGTCGATGTCCGTTAGCTTCTTGCCAAGCTCCTCGGCCTTGGCCTCATTGACAGCGGCCAAAGCATTGATTACTTGATTGGCTGTATCGGCCCACATTTGAATCGTCTCGGCTGCCGCTTGAGTTCTTTTTATCTTAACAGCATCAGTATACTCTGCCTCAAGTGCTGACACGTCCTGCCCGTATTTTTTCGCCAGTGCTATGCGTGCGTCATAGTCTGCCTTGAGTGCAGCCAGTTCATTGTTTAGCGCTTGTGCTCTGGCGGTTTGACCAGCATTCTGCGCAATCAAGATCGCCTGCTGACGTTCCTTTTCTTTTTCCTTGTCTGCTTCAGCATACTTGTTTGTAATCTCTTGGCGCTTCTTCTCCCACTCCTCGCGCAGTGCTGTGGCATCCATTTCGGCATCCTCAAGGAGCGTTATCTTCTCAAAGTATTCTTCTCCAAGTGCGTCAAGTTCGGCCTGCTTCGCTCCTTTCTGTGCTGTTTCGTTTTCAAGTGCTAAGGCATCCAGAACCGCTTTCTGCTCCTCGTTCGCTTGCTTAATAAGGTCGAGTGTCTGCTTAGCATACTTGTCCCGGATGGCCTGCTCCTCCTTGCCTTGCAGTTCGACAATCTGAGTAGTGTCGACCTTTGCCTTCTCAGCCTGCTCTTTAAGATTTTTATACTTCTCAGCAACCGCGTCCAGCTCATTCTGTTGTGCTGTCTTGTTACGTGATTCAAATTCTTTTTGTGCTGCTTGTATTGCTTCTCCTGCAGCCTTTTGCTGTTCAATAAATGCGTCTTGTCTTGCCTTTGCTGCATCAGCACGAGACTGGGCCGCTGCCTTGTCGGTATCAGCAAAGCCCTTACGTAGTTTCTGGAAGCGAGTCGCAAAGACCTCGTCCAGCTTCTCAAAGTCCTCAGCTGTGGCTCCTAACTTTTCCAGCTCGTCTTTCTGCTTGATGAACTCATTCGTCAACTGAGCCTCAGCGAGTGCACGATCGTCAAGGTTACGTTGTTCGAACTGGGTCTGCAAATCAATACGTTGCGCATTGAGTGCGTTAAGTGTTTCGATCTTTATAATTTCACGGTCGATTTCCTGCGACCGGTATTTCTCACGCAGATCTGCTAACTCCTTTTCTTGATCTTCGCTGAGCCCCACGTAACTGCGCTGTAGGTTCACAAGATTGTTAATCTTTGTGCGTGTATCGTTGAGGTCCTTTGCATTTGACTGCAGTCGTAGTTCTGTTAGTTTCTGAGAGTTATTTGCGGCCTGCGCAAATGATAGACGCTCGGCATCTTTGCGGCGTGTTGCGCCTTTGTCTATATCTTCGTTGAGCTTTTGAACATTCTCCCGTTCCGAGTCAATAAATGCTTTAACAGCCAGACCGATGGCTATAATGGCAGCAGCAATGGCAAAGATTGGATTTGCTTTTAGCGCTTGTCCTAAACCTTGAAATCCAGCCTTAAGTCCTTTGACACCATCAATCAGTGCTTTGAATGAAAAGTTCTTGACGTTACCTGCAAGGTTGCGGATGTCTTGATTCAAGCCGTCGAAGTCAAGGTTCTTGAGCCTGTCTCCAAGTCCACCGGTAATCAACTGCAAGTTCTCAAGTGGCGGTCCTGCGTTTTGACCTGCGCTCTCTGCAATGTCCTTCAGCTGGTCGTTGACCTCACCCAGTCGCTGCGTGAGCTGGGTGTACTTCTCCGTGCCAAGTGCTTCTTGACCTGCAAGGAGTGCCTTGCGAAGTTCACGCTGTTCCTGTTTAAGGTTCGCAGTCTTTGGCACCAAGTCGGTGAGCGAACCACCCAGTTTTTTGTACTGCTCTGTCAGTTCTTTATACTGGTCGCTGTTAACATCTGTTTGCTGGATTTGCTCGCGCAACTTTGCGAGCTGCTCGGTGACGTCTTGAGTATTGTCTGAGACCTTTTTTTCCGATGCAGCTACACGGTCGAGACCTGCAGCTATCTGATCCAGCGTGCCAATCGTACCGTCTGCTTTTGTCTCGAGCTCGAGAACTATCTTTTTTGCCATTAGCTAAAGTATAAGGTGAGGAGTAGTATAATAATAGACCACGGGAGAGCCACGATTCCGTACTTCACGACGTAGTATAATAATCGACGCCAGCCTCTTAAGTGGTAGCGTCCTGTTTTAGTCTTGTAGCCCTCTCGCAATATCGCAAGCAGTGGAGTTATTGTGTTCTGATTCATATTTTGCCTTGTTGGTATATAAGTGACGCGGTGACGATAAACTCTTGAGGATAGGTTCCTGCACCGGTCACCTCTAAATATATGCGGTGCTCATCGCTGCTTGTTACCGTGTCAATGCCAAAAGTAAAGACATAGCTACCAAAGCCACCAGTGTCTTGTATGGTCTGTACGCTGGAGCTTTGTGCTATCCCAGACTGCTTTGTCAAGGCAAAGCCGTATTGTCCTGTGTGGTAGTTGCCAGCTGCAAGCGTGTCCATAATCGTGACGTTCATAAGAACACTCCAGAGAGTCTCATCGGGAAGGTTGAGATAGTTGTCCGGGACACCTTCAACCTCAAGATTATATGTGTCGCCTGAAGCAGCCCATGTCTTTTTTGTGTGCATCACAATGATTCCACTCTGAGCCCACCCTATATAACTCGAGTTTGCAGGATTGCCGTCACGATAGCCGCCGCCAATGTGGAACCCGCTCTGCTTTGTGTAGACGTTTGTGCCGAACATAGCCACGCGACCAAATCCTCCCTTCGTAAGTAACTCACCCACTGCGATGCTCTGCGAGTTCTGCGCACCCAGTGTAATCTTTGTGCCCACAGCTACAGTGTATAAGTTGCTCGTATGATTGTCGAGCTCGTCAGCCATGACAATAGTATTCGAAGCATTCTGGACCTCTTTGGTGCTTCGACCAGTCACCTTCGTAGCGATTGCCGCATTCGTGTTCTGAGGCTTTGCTGTAGATGCGTAGCAGGATTTACTCACCGGGTCCCATGTGTACCCAAATCGCTCGCAAGACTCTTGCGTCGGTGACACCGGATCACCAGCGCCATCGACAAACTCAATCACACCACCATCGGTCACCGCATTCGGGCGAGCAGACACTTCAGGCACTGCATCAATTAACTTCATCAGTGTAACGCGTGTGGTTTCCGATTCGCCCACTTTATAATCGTTGACCTCAAGTATTCTCCACCATGCGTCTTTAACCCAAATCCGATCAGCAAAGGAGAAGCTCAAGATGTCGGTCAGATTCAAAGCAAAGTAAGCCTCCATGATTCGAGCGCTCGGTGAATACAACTGATTAAGATAATCACGCCAGTAAACATTGAACAGGTTGTCCAGCGGATTGATGCCTTGAATGTATAGCGGCACCTCAGGCGCCCAGTTCAAATCGAGAGAAGTGAACACGGGTTGGATCAGTTCGTAGTGATTCAGAACTGGCACCACATACTTTTCTGCTAAGGAGGTTGCAAAGTCATACAGCACCATCTCGTAGTCACCAGCATGAAATAAGCACCGGAGCTTCGGGCTTACAAAATTGCCCTCATCGTCCACGAACTTGGGTATGGGTATGCTGGTGCCATCAATATAATTTACTGGTGTTGATTGTGTGGTGAGCTGAATGGTCTGCTCGGAGTTAGATGCAAAGTCATTCGGCACATCATTCTCACTTACCGTGTACGCGTCAATCTCATAGTCTCCATAGATTCGACCGAGACTTTTGTAAATTTGAGAAAACATGTCCTCACCTTCACTATACGTAAATTTCAAACGACGACTCTGGAAGTCGCTTGTGTTGCTCAGTGTGATGTCTTTTGAGATGTCGAGCTTCGAACTCCAGTCGCGGTTTGCACCAGTCTCAAGATAGTCTTTGATAGGCGTGATGATGAGCCTGTTTGCCACTACACGATCCGGAACTAAAACACAGCAGTGCATGTTTAACACATCACGCACAAAGTCTGCTTGTGTCTCGTCTGGGCTATTTGCAGCCCAGTCAAGAGTTGCCCCGTCCATAAAATCGATGTCGATGAGCTCAAGACCTGTGCCGTCCGTATATGATGAGCCGTCTAAAAGTGTCACGCCCGAAACGGTTGTCTGATAGGCAACACGAAACTGGTCACCAGCACGCAGAAAAAACAAGGGCGCATTGTTCGTGCTGTCGAAGTTAGTCGTGCCTGCATTGATCACGCTCTC